TGGCAAAAACCAAAAACGGACTGAAAAACCGAAATGATGAACACACTTCTACTCCATGGAAATGGCAGGTAGATGATTATAACGGTGCTCTTTTGCAGAATTATTACCGTCATCTGGATGTGCTTTTGCGCTATATGATTAAAAATGATAAGCTCATCAATATCAAAAAATATGATACTAAAGACCTTTATGTTTCTAATCTGGAAACTTTCGAACAGTTTTTTGATATCAATAGTTCGCACTACATGTATTTCAAACTTATTCCAGCATTGGTAGAATGTGAGCGAAAAGAAATTGCGCCAAGAATTAAAGCAATTACAGAAGTTACCGATGAAATGAAATTCGAGATTAAAGCCGCTTGTGTGAATTATGCAATGGAATGGGCTTGTAAAAGATTGAATTTCCAAATATTCCCAACAGGAATTTTGCAACCCAATACTATAAGTGAAGGCTCAAACTCTAAAGCTTCAGAAAAACTCACTTACGCAGGAAGCGCACAAACTTTTCAAGAAGATTTTAGAAGCTACATTTTAGAGCTAGAGAAAATGGTAAGCAGAGCATTATCATCAGATGATGCAGTGAATGTTTATGTAAATATTACTCAAGATGATGGATTTTTAGATCCCGATTTAATCTAAAAATTAAGCTATGCACTACTTAGAAATTCCAGAACGAAAACAAACGCTGTACTTTCCAGAAAATTTGGGAGAGTGTGATGCCAAGCAATATGCAGAAATGGCAAAGCTCATGTATTGGCTTTTTAAAGGCGAAATCACTTATGAAGCTTTCAAAACATTATCTGTTTATGCGCTTCTGAACATGAAGCATCACAAAAAAAATAGTAAAAACGAACTCATCAATGAGAATGTATTCCGTATTTCTGAACTGGTAAAAGATTTTTTCACAGAAAGAACTACTGATGATGGAAATATTCAATTATTACCGAATCAATTTTACATTCATAATCATTTACCTGTACTTCGTTTTTTCGGGAAATTTCACGGACCAGCAGAAGCGTTCGAGAATGTTACGCTCGGACAATATGAAGACGGACTAGAAGAATACATAAATTTCTCTCAAACAGGAGATTTGCAATATCTCATCAATTTATTTGCGATTTTTTATTTAAGAAAAGGCGAAGTCTATGATGCAATGAGAAGCAAGAAAAGAGCAAAAGGCTTTTTCAAGCACATAGACATTCGCCATTTATATGGTTTCTATCTCACCTTTGCAGCCATACAATTGTGGATTACGAGCGGAGAAATCTATCTCGGCGGAAATCTCATAGATATGGGAATCATCTACCAAGATGCAGGAACAGGAACCGTAAAATCTTCTATACCAGGAATAGGAATGAAAGGTGTAGTTTATGATATTGCCGAGAGCCACGTTTTTGGTTCCTACCAAGAAACGAGAAAGGAAATGCTTTGGAACATCTTACCAAGGCTTTATCAGTTACGCAAAAAAACGTTAGACGAACAAAATTCACAGAAAAATGACACCAGTACAGCTCAATAATCTTCTCACAGAAATTAAATCAGAAATCCCAAGCATAAAAAAAACCTATGCTTTGGTAGATGATAGCCAGTTGGTCAATTATCTGCAGGATTTTCATTCAGCAGATAATCAGTTGCTTTTGGGAGTTTTCCCAGATTATGGCAAAACAGGAAATGTTTCTGGTCACAGAACTACCTCTGTTAATATGCTCATGATTTTAGAGAAATGCGACTACTCTACACTTACTTATGACGAATACATTGCCCTATTTGAGCGCACTTATCAAACTGCGAATGCCATTGTAGATTTTCTGATTTCTAAAGCAGAAATGGGTTGTTCTAGCCTTTTGGAGCATATAGATGTAGAAGGAATTACCATAGAGCCAGTTTGGAGAAAAGCAGATTGCAACGGATATTCTATCAATTTTGAAACGAGATGAGTTTATTAGACCGCAGAAATACAAGCACAGGAATAATAGAACAGCGTTTTATTACTGCAAAACTCAATCAGATGGGAAAAGATATTCTCTCTGAAAGCAAACGTGAGCAAAAAGGATTTACCAGTGTAAAATGGAACCATGTTTCTGTTAATACTTCAGATAATACGCTTACGTATGAACATCTTCCGCAGCACAGGTTTGTAGATATGAAAACCAGAAATGCAGGAAATAGAACTTCACTCACTAAAAAAAGACTGAAAACAGGAAAAATCAGAAAGAAATTCTACCCTATTCACAATAAAGTTATCTGGAGCAATAAACGTTTCTTAGTAAAAGAACTCTCCTTTGGATTTACAGATGCTGTAAAAAAACAGTTTGCCGATGTAGAACAAAAAGCCAATCCTTAATGATTGGTTTTTTTATTATATTTGTAACACTAACCTTAAAATTAATAACTGTGAAAAAAATTGCATTACTGTTTTCACTGATTTCTTGCATTTTTATTTTTAGCCAAGGAAGAAGTATTTCTCTCAAGAAAAAATCTACTACTCCAGTATTCATAGAAAATGATTCTATAAAAGTAGGAGATGTAATTTTCTTTAAAATTGGAACTAATCTAGATGGAAGTTTCAAATTTTCTCAAGACCTTAATAATTTCAACGAACCAATAAGACAAAGCGGTTCTAAAATTTCAATGATGAAACAACCTATCAAATTTTTCAAAGAAGCTGATGGAGTTGTTTATGCCTTTACCAAATATTTTGTTGTAAATCTCGGAGCTGCAATTCTAAGTAAAGAAGTTGAAATTATAAAAGAAAAATAATATGGAGTTTTTAATAATAATTTTTGTAGTTTTTATAATTATAATTTTTATAGCTTCTAAACCGCAAAAAGATAACTACGGAAATACAATTGAAAATAATTATAAAACAGGTGAAAAGACTGTAACTCTAGACGTTCCAAATCCTAAAATTGTAGATTCTATCACTTTTTTAAATTTTATTAGAGATTGTCCAAGAGAATACGCTTATCAAATTGAATATCAACTATTTTATTTAAATAAAGTAGAAAATATAATTTATCAAAGGGCTATTAGAGAAAAATCAGATAAAGGATATATTAACTATAACTTTTATCTTAAAGTTTTAGAAAAAATAAAATCAGAAAATTATCAAATAAATGAAAGTGAAATTGATAATAATTATAAATTCAAAACAACTTTTAAAATTGCTGGCGTTCATATAGAGAATAGGAAAGAGAATCTAATTTTTAATATATCAGAAGGTGAGACATTAATTTTAAAAAGAGAACCTAATAATATTTATGATAAAAATGCAATAGCAATTTTTCAAGAAAAAAATTTAATCGGATATGTTCCAAGAACAGATATAGAAGAAATTTCTGAAATAATAAAATTTAAACACATCGCTAAAATTTCTGATATAGTTTATAAAGATGATTATTTAGATGTATTTGTTAATTTATATGCATCAGATGAACAAAATCCAGATAAAAAATATTATTTAGATTCTAAAACTTTAAAAGAACTACAATCAAGAAAAATTGACAGTAAATATCTTCGTCCAAAAAAAGATGCAGAAGATATTAATATGTTTTTCAAAAAGAAAATAGTAATAACAGGCGAATTTAATCGCTTTCCAGATAGGAATGAGTTAGCAGAAATTCTTTATGAATCAGGAGCTGATATTGATACTATAATAACAGAAAAAACTCATTATATCATCAAAGGAAATTATGCTGGTTGGAAAAAACTTGAAAAGGCCAATGATTATGGAATAATGATTTTCTCTGAAGAAGAAATTATAAAAATTCTAGGATTACAATAAAATATTAGAAAAAATATCCGCTTTTATTTGGCGGATATTTTTTTTTATGTACATTTGTCACGCGAAATACAATCAATCTGAGAATAATCAGATATTTTTTTTAATTAAAATACTTTGCCTTGGCAAGTAGTGGTTACCTTTCCTCGGATTGGTTGTGTTTCGCGACACCACGAAAGTCAAGGTTTTTTTGTCTTTTGTGGTGATTTAAGAGGAAAACCTTAAATTTAAAATATGCGAAACACAACAAGACAAGAGAACCCAACTGCAAAAGCAGTTATTCTCGCAGAAATCAAAAAATTTCTTTCACCTAAAAAAGAAACTTCTTTTGTAGATTTTATCAAAGAAAATAATCTTAAATCGCTCCGTTCCAAGAAACTACGCTTTGCGACTAGAGTTTCTGTCGTTAAAAACGGTAGAGAAATTTACGGTTATGGTAATACATTTCATGAGGCTTTCTCAGAATTAAAGCGCAAATTTGGAACCGTTTAACAAAAAATTAATTAACGATGCAAAAAACAAATTTAACAGCGTTCGAGAGAGAACTAGCAGATGTATTATTAGATTCTATCAATGTTTATTCACCCAGAGAATTAGAAGACACTTTATTTGAAGTATTCGAAGATGCTTACACAGAAGATTTAGAAGACTTAGATATTGATAAGAGAAAATTTCTTCATGCTTTGCTTAGAAGATTTTTCAGAACATTAGACCAAAACCCAGATGAAACTAAAATTTTAGAAAATACACTATGCAAAACACTTTTAGGAACATAGAAGACATAGAATTGAAAGACGGTGATTTTGTAGATGCAGGAAGCCTTTGGCAAAAAGTAGATGATATAATGATATTGGTAGATGAAGACAGATATGTAGAAGTGCCTTATAATGAAGAAGATTTTACAGAAATCAGTGATTCTAATAACACAAATGATGAATAATTGATAGTCAATTCTTGTTTTAAACCTCGGAAGGATTTATTTTTTTCGGGGTTTTTGAAATTTTACTAATTTTATAAAAAAATAATTATGAATGAATATCCAAAATATAGATTAAATGTACCACTTAGTTTAGATATTAAAATACATCATATAATTGCTTTAAAGTCAAAAACAATCAATGAAAAATTAGAAGAAAAATTTGGTGAAAAATATGAAAGTTTAAATTTAGAAGTAACACAATTAAATGAAGCATATCCACCAAGTTGTTTTTCAGATGAAGGTGAATTTATAAATCCAGATATTACAGAATTTTGGGAAAAAGAAAGATTTCAATATAAAATTATACTGAATCATCCAAAATTGGGACAGTCTTTTATTGTTTTCTAAAATAATAAAATTTCGAATTAAAACCTCAGACTAACACTCTGAGGTTTTTTCGTTTTAGTGTTACAGTTTTTTTGGCAGTTGCTTACTTTATTTGTGCTTTAAACTAACAAAATCATAACGTTATGAGCAAAAAAGTCCTTGAATATTTTAAACAACTTCCCGCCAAAGAACAGGAACAGTTTAATAAAGCGATGGAACTCTTTAGAGAACACAATGGCAATGCCAATACACAGCGTTTCTATAACAGAACAGGTTACACTCCGAAAAACCTTTCCTCGCTTCACTACGAGCTTAAAAAATTGGTCAATGTCACAGATGTAGATATTATCAATTTCACTCCAGAAAAGCCACAAATCCCAACTTACGAAGGAGATTTGCAAGTGGTAGTTACCGAGAAAAAAGATGTTTTCTTAGAAATCTTGAAAGATGTAAACGATTCTGCAAAGCAAGGATTTACTTTAGAAGGCAGATTTCCTTTCCTTAGAGAAAAAGATTGTCCTAATGAACTTAAAATCTTGGTAAATGATGCCATTACAGCATTCCACGATTACAAAAATGCTCACGAAGATTTATTCGCAAAGCTTTGCGCAGTTACAGAACCACAATTGAGCAATGAGCAAGTTTACGAAGTTGCTGCACAATTGCTGGAAGATTTCACAGCCAATCAAGAAATTTATGCAGAACTGGAGCATTATGCTAAAGAAAAACAAATTCTAGGCGAACATGAAATTTTCGCTGCTCTAAAACTAGAGCGTGAAGTAGAAAAAATGACACCTGCAAAAATGGCTTCATTCGTTTCTGGTTTCAATTCTGCAAAATCTAAAGCCAAAAAGAAACTAGACGAAGCGAAATCTGACGAAGAAAAAGCAGAAGCACAGAAAAAACTAGATTTTTTAGAAGCTAAAAAAGCATTAGTAGATAAAAAACTGAATGGGTAAATACTTTGACATACATTCTATATTAACGAAAACGCCCAAAGCGCAAGTAGAGGGCGTTTTTTCTAAGTATCTGAATAAGCATTTACAAAGAATAGAAAACGTATCAGAACTGTGCAGAATCCCAGATGATGGAGAGGTTTTTTTCTTGCAAACAGAAAAAGCCTTCAATGCGTTTACGTTTATTCCTTGGATTGCCAAAAAGTTTTTTATAGAAGAAATCTATGCCAGTACGTATTCTATTTCTCGCAGAGTGGTAGAAGCATTGCAGGAACTGCAACAAGACGGAAAAGTGGGCGAAGTTACCCTACTTATTTCAGATTCTATGATAAAGCGAAATCCGCAGACCATAGACAATCTGGAAGCTGTGGCCAAAAGCAATGCTAATTTTAAAATAAAATACTACTGGAACCATAGCAAGGTTACGCTGATAAAAACAAAAGATCACTTCTTTGTTTTAGAAGGAAGCGGAAACTTTAGCGAAAACGCACAACTGGAACAATATACCTTTTGCAATGATGCAGAAGTCTATGAATTTAGAAAACAAATTTTTGAGTGATGAGAACAATTAATATTAAGAAAATTAAAGAAAGTGAAGTTTGCTCAAAACTTTCATCTGGTTTTTATATTGTTGATTTATCAGAACAGGAAGAAGGATTACCTTTTGATTTTATTTACATTTCAGATAATAAAATTTCCTATTTGGGAAATGTTAATTTATTAAATGAAAAACTTTTAAATGAAATTTTAGAAGAAAATACAAATGATATATCTAGAGCTTAAATTTTCTGAAGAAGAATTGCAAGAGATTGAAACTTTGGCGGGTGCAGGTTACTCTCCAGAAAAAATTGCGATGTATCTAGATGTTCCGAAACTCAAATTCATTAAAGAGTGGAAACATCCAGATACATTGGTGCGCTATCATTATGACAGAGGTTTACTTGTAGATAGTGCAGCAATAGCAATGAAGCTCGCAGAAAATGCGAAAGGGGGTAACATTACCGCCATTCAGCAACTCGAAAAGATACAACGAACGCAACGCGTAGAAAATCTAAAGAAAAAATATCTCTATGGCGAAGAAATTGACGGACTATAATTTAGATGATTTATACGCTTGGGTAGAAAGCGGATATACCATTCCTGTATCAGAAGAACTGATGCAGTATGCTAATTTGCTAGACAAAATCAGAGGAATGATTCTCCGAAAAGATAAATTCGGGAGCAAAGAAGCCATCGTAAATTATTTACTCCAGTTCGAGCCATCACTCAAAGGAAATAGACTTCGTGCCAACGAACTTTATGCAGAAACTATAGAATGGTTCTATGCCAATGATACCATTTCCCAAAAAGCATGGAAAAACTTCTATGCTTCAGAACTGGAAAAAGCGTACTATCTCGCTTTAGAATTGGCAGAAACGCCCGACCAAATAGAGAAAGCTACCAAAATTTTAGAACGTGCTTATAAATTCCGTGGTCTTGATGTTCCAGAAATTGAAAAACCAGACGAACTCATCTACCAAAAACCAAACAAAGTTTATACTTTGGATATGGATATGTTCGAAATTGGCAACGTTCCGAAGGAAGAAATTGAACAATGGATTGATACCAATGTGAAGCAATTGCCAGTAAAAGCAATCGAACGTATTAAACAGGAAGCACTGATTACCAAAATAAAAGTTTTCGAAGAAGATGGAGAAGATTCTCGTAAATGATAAATTTATAGACCAAGAACTTTTATACAGCAATTGGCTTTCGGCTCTAGTAGATATTATGGAGCCGAAAGATGCTTTTTTAATTCTCGGCAGAGCAACTGCCAAAACCTCTGATTTTTTAGCCAAAAGAAGTCAGAATGTTTGTTATGACATGCCCGGTTCTTACCTTGCTTTGGTGGCAGATACTTATACCAATATTTTGAAAAATATTTCCGTTGCCTTGATGGAAGGTTGGGAACGAAACGGTTGGCGAAAAGGAGTTCATTACGTAGTAGATGATCCACCGCCAAAACATTTTAAACTTCCTTATAAATCTCCGCACACTTATAAGCATACCATTTCTACGATTACAGGGAGTTTTTTCAATTATATTTCTATGGATACGCCCAGTTCTGGTGCAGGGAACTCTTATCAGCATATTTTCGGCGATGAGAGTAAATATATAGAGAAAAAACGTATAGATAAGTTGTTTCCCGCTTTGCGTGGTCCAGCTACTCTATTCGGACATTCTCCGTATTATTTAGGTGCTACATTTACTACCGACTACCCTAATATCATTATGCCTGGAGAATATGATTGGATTCTGGAACGTGCAAAAGATATGGACTTAAAGCAACTTAAAATGTTGCTCCAAATTTCATTACAGCTAAACGAAGCTCGAAAGAAACATTTATACTATTCCAGAAAAAGAAATGCGAGACTGACCAAAGCAGCAGAAAATCAGATTAAAAAACTGGCGGTGTTGCATCATCAACTTCGTCAGAATTCTACATTTTTTTACGTAGCTTCTTCTTTTGTAAACGTAGATGTATTGAGGCTCGATTTTTTTAAAACTTCACTCGCTTCTTTAGGCGAAGAAGAATTTAATACCTCAATTCTAAGTATGCCACCAAAAGTAGAAGCAGGACAAAAATTCTACATTAATCTAGACGAGGAAAAGCATATCTACAGCGATGGTATTATCTTCGAAAATATGGCACGTTTCAACACTGGAGACGATGCCGAAGTAGATAGCCGAGATTTGCGTTTCTGCGACATCAATAGACCTATAGAAATGGGAATTGATTTTGGCGATATGATGAGTATGGTAGTTGGTCAAACCAAAATGAATGACATCTATTTACTGAAGAATTTTTACACGCTTATTTCCGAGAAAGAAACGGCGAGACATCTCGCTAATAAATTTCTAAATTTCTTCCGCAATCATCAGTACAAATACATCAAAATGTACTATGATAGAAGCGGAAACGCTTATGTGCAACATGGGCGTGACTGGGCAGGAGAACTCAAAAATTTCTTAGAAAAATACGAAGACGGAACGCCAACTGGTTGGACTGTGGAATTGATGAGTAGAAATCAATCTACCATCACTCAACAAGAGGAATTTACATTAGTAAACAATATGCTGGGTGAAGTTTACAAAGCTTTGCCGAAAATACATATTGACAAATACCAATGCCAACAACTTATTTCGAGTATGAACGTGGCAAAACAGATAGTAAAAGCCAATAATCAAGGTGTACGTCAGATTTTTAAAGATAAGTCTTCAGAGAAGCTCCCAATGCACAAGAGACCGATGTATTCTACGAATATGAGTGATGCTTTTAAATATTTTATCTATCGCCCAGAATTTGTGAACATCCAAAAGAATAAATTTGTAATTTTGGGAGACCCAGGAATAATTTAATTTTAATTTTAACAAAATTTTAACACTTTTATTTTTGTAAATAAGATACTTATATGTATCTTTGTAGGAGAAAATTAACAAATAGAACTGGCGGCAACAGTAATACGGCGATAAGATTATGAAAACTATCACTTTCGAACAATTAGCTGAAAAACTTAACGGAAAACTTTGGGTAAAAGGAGATCTTAAAAGAATCTACTTAGACGAAGGTTACAATACTAAAAAAATGTCTACCAAAACGTATGTTTATGTAGATAAAAATGGAGACTACAAAGTTTCTTGTAATATAGACTGTCCTTCTCAATCTTATCAATGGATTGAATCTCAAGAAGAAAAAGTAGTTGAAGAAGTTACTACTAGAATAGAAAATATCATTTCTCAACTTAATTTAGAATTAATTGATTATAAAATCAATGAAGAAGAAGGAACTGCTGATGTTTTGGTAAAAGAAAATTCAGATGCAGAACCAAAATGGTACGAAGAAATGAAATTCTATTCTAAATTTGGCGATTATGCAGAAAAAGTTTTCGGCGGAAAACTGCAAGAAGAACTGAATATTGTTTATGCAAAAAATAAGGAAAAAGCTTTAGCAGAAGCTAAAAGCAAAGAAGCTGATAAACCTGTAGAATCTAATGAGCAAAAATCTAAAGTTTACGAACTTGGAAATGGTAAAAAAGTGAGACATGCTAGATTTGGTTTAGGTGAAATTATAGAAGAAACAGAAGATAACGTAAAAGTGCTTTTTCAGACAGAAGGAGAAAAAAGTTTGCTTAAAAAATTCGCACCACTAACTTATATCAATGAGTAATTGGGCAATTCTACGCTTCACCAAGTACGAAACGGCAACCGCAAAAGCTTACTTGGTGAAGTTGCATCATATAGAAATTTGGTTGCCTAAAAGATTTTGCAAAAGTTTAATTGTCAATAAAAAATTAGGTGGAAATGTTCAGATTCCAGATTGGCTTTACAAAGAAAAATTAGGACACGAACCACCAGATGAAGACATTACTTTTAGAGTAGAACACCACACTCCAGAAAAAATAGAACCTTTAGAAAATAACTCAATACCAAAATTAAAAAAATGAATCTTCTCCCCAACCAAGAAAAAGCACTAACAAAGCAACTACCTTACAAGGTAATAGCTTTGTTTATGAAGATGGGAACTGGTAAGACTAGAGTTGCGCTAGAATTGGTAAATGCAGTAAAAGATATAGATTTAGTAGTTTGGGTGGCTCCATTGCGAAGCATCAAGCCAATTGCAGAAAATGTTCCTTCCATTAAAGACGAGATAGCAAAATGGGGAGGTTTCCAATGCGAAAATGTCATTTACATAGGTGTAGAAACCATTCAGTCTTCAGATAGACAATATTTGCAGGTTTATAATAAAATTCGTCATGCTCTTAATCCTTACTTAATCGTAGACGAAAGCATTAAGATAAAAAATCACGAAGCAAAACGCACCCAAAGACTTCTGGAAATGGCGAAATGGTGTGAATATAAACTGATTCTAAACGGAGAACCCATCACTAGAGATTTATTGGATATTTGGGCACAATTTCAATTCCTTGACCCAGAAATTCTAAGAATGAATTTGGCAGAATTTAAAAATACATTTTGCAAGTACACAACCATCACGAAGCGTTTCGGAACATGGAAAGAATATTCAAAAGAATTTATCACTGGTTACGAAAATATAGACTATCTCTACTCGCTTATCGGGGAATATGTTTATGAATGCGATTTAGAACTGAATGTTCAGCAGGTTTTTGAAAATGAGAGTTATCAACTTTCAGAAGAAGAAAAAGAACGGTATAATTTTCTAAAAGAAAAATATCTGGATGATGAAAAATTGATGATGATGAACAACAATATTTTCCTAGAAATGACCATGAAGATGCAGCATGAGTATTGTTGCTCCGAAAATAAATTTCAGAAAGTAGAAGATTGGATAACTGATGAAAGCAAAACCATTATTTTTACAAAATTCATCTCCAGTGCAGAAGAATGTAAGAAACGTTTCCCGAAAGCTACGGTTCTAAACTATAAAACAGGAAGCCTTTCTCTGAACTTGCAGGATAAACCTTTCACTGTTTATTTTGACCAGACTTTCGATTGGGGAGATGTAGTGCAGAGCCAACACAGGAACTACCGAACAGGACAAGAAAATGACTGCCGATATCTGCGATTGATTGGCGATGTAGGTTTAGAAAATTTAATTTTTGAAAACAATAAAAAGAAACTCGGAATATCTGAGTACCTAAAAAAAATAAGTAAAGAACAATTAAAAGAAGTTTTATGAATGTTTACGAAGCTGCAATAAAAAGAATTGCCTTTATTTTTGAAGAATTTGAGCAAATAGTTGTTTCTTTTTCTGGTGGTAAAGATTCTGGAGTAATGCTCAATTTAGTTTTAGATTATGCCAAAAAAATAAATCAACTGGATAAAGTTTCAGTTTATCACATGGATTATGAAGCACAGTATCAAATGACTACGGATTACGTGACTAGAACTTTTGAAAATCTACCAAAAGAAGTAAAGCAATATTGGGTTTGCCTTCCTATAAAAGCACAATGCTCTACTTCTATGTTTCAGAGTTATTGGCAACCATGGAAAGCAGAAGAAAAACATCTTTGGTGTAGAGAATTACCAGAAAATTCTATCAATGAAGAAAATCATCAATTTAGTTTTGATTATGAAGTTTCGGACTATGAATTTAATCTGAAATTTGCCAAAGAAATTTCTAAAAATAAAAAGACTGCTTTTTTCATTGGAATAAGAACTCAAGAAAGTTTGCACAGATATAAAGCAGTCAATAAATTTGATGATAGAAATGAGTATAAATCTAAGAAATGGACTACTTTAATTTCTAAAAATTGCATTAATGCTTACCCAATTTATGATTGGTTAGTAGATGATATTTGGATAGCTAATGCAAAATTTGGATATGATTATAATAAATTATATGATTTGATGTATCAAGCAGGAGTTCCGCTTAATTCTATGAGAGTTGCTTCTCCGTTTAATGATGCTGCACAGGAATCTTTGAAGCTTTACAAAGTAATAGATCCTAATAATTGGGGCAAATTAATTGGCAGAGTAAACGGTGTAAATTTCACAGGTTTATACGGTGGAACCACAGCGATGGGTTGGAACTCCATCACAAAACCTGCTCATTTTACTTGGAAAGAATATATGTATTTTCTTCTTGATACACTCCCAGAAGAAACTAGAGAAAATTACCTAAGAAAACTGAAAACTTCTTTTGCGTATTGGTTAGAAAAAGGAGGTGCGCTTCCAGTAGATGTAGTAAAAGAATTAGATGATTCTTTAGATTTTGAAAATTTAGGAAAGCCTAAAAATAACGTTAATTATTCGCGAGAATATAATGTGATAAAATTCAAAGAATATTTAGATGAAACGAATATTAAAAATCCGAATTTACTGCCAACTTATAAGCGAATGTGCATCGCTATAATGAAAAATGATACAGCGTGTAAAACGCTTGGTTTTGGATTGACAAAACAAGAAATGACAAGAAGAAAAAATATAATTGATAAATACAAAAATATATTATGAGTTCACCAGTTTACAATGTAATACCAGTGCCAATAGAAAAAATAAGAGCTAATTCTTATAACCCAAATTCAGTTGCTCCACCAGAAATGAAACTATTAGAGCTTTCTATTTGGGAAGATGGATATACAATGCCAGTAGTCTGTTATTTTGTTCCAGAAGATGGAGTTTTTGAAGTAGTAGATGGCTTTCATAGATATTCTCTTATGAACCCTAATTCTAAACATTTTAGCAAGAGAATTTTTGAGAGAGAAAATGGATGTTTGCCAGTTTCTCAAATAAAAAAAGATTTGAATAATAGAATGGCTTCTACTATTAGACATAATAGAGCTAGAGGTTCTCACAGTATAGAATTAATGACTAATATTGTTTCAGAGCTTACAAAGTCTGGAATGGGTGACGATTGGATCATGAAACAAATAGGAATGGATGCAGATGAATTATTGCGTTTAAAACAGTTATCTGGTTTAGCAGAATTATTTCAAAATAAAAATTTTTCAGAATCATGGGAAGAATAATAGACCTAAAATTACCAAAGTTTCTTTTGGCAGAAGAACCTACCAAAGAATATATAGGCGTAGAGTGGATTTACTCTCCACACTATTTGAGCCTGATAATGGTCATCAGTGAAATAGATATTACTCCAATCTTGAACGAAGAAAACAGGAGAAAATCTAGAAAAACATTCACTTACCAAGATGAAACCTTTGAATTTATCATTGTTCAGAATAATGTGGCAGCAACAGGCGGAGAATTGGCTCCAGAAATCACAGATGCAGACTTTCTGCAACAAGCTTTCGATTGGTATAAAGCTTATCTCATGTGGGAAGACAGAAATATAGACGAAAACGAAACCTCAATTTTAAATTAAAATGAAAGAATTAATTGCAGAAAAACGCCAAAAAGTAGCAGAAATCATTCAGCGAAAAAGAGTTCAAAAAGGATGGACTCAAGAAGAATTGGCAGAAAAAGTAGGTTTCGCTAGAAATACCATTGCGAGGATAGAAAATAACAGATTTTCGCCTAACGCAGACCAATTATACTTAATTTTACTAGTTCTGGATGCAGAATTAAAAATTGATAAAGAGAAAATTTGATAATAAAAATTTACACTATATTTGCAGTGTAGTACTCACGGAGTAACTTTTGTGGGTTTTCTCTCTCATTTCGTCACAAATGAGGGAGATTTTTTTTTGTAGCAAAATCAGAAGCTTTAGCAGTTGCTAAAGTTTTTTTTATGCCTAAACTTTTTATTCATCAATATTTCGCTATAAAATTTTGGTTTATTCTATCAAGTTTCAGAACATTCCCAAAAAATAAAAAATTCTTCCAAAATATTAAAAAACTGCTGTTAATGTTAAATTAAAAAAACGCTTAAACACTGATAAACAATGATTTAACGTGAATTTAACATAAAAACAGCGGTTTTGTATCATTCAGAGCCGACGCCGCGAAGAATCGTTTTTGCAGTTGCCTATATATGGTTTTTTCGGAAATATGGTTTTGCGCCCACCAATACTACATTCTTTGCACCATGTGTGCGTAGCACCACTAATGGTGCTGAGAATTCCTATTGAAGAATTAAATCTTACCACCATAGTGGTGGGTTTTAATTCATATTGAAAATTTTAGTGTTACAGTTTTTTCCTCTGACTGTCAGTAGAATTGCAGTAAATATTACTGTAATGGCAAAAGTTATCTCAGACGAACTCATGAAGTTAAAGGTCATCGTAAATGGTGACGAAGCTCAAAAAGAAATCCTAGACTTAGAAAGTGCTAATAAAACCTTATCACTTAGAATAAAAGACCTTAGTGATAAGCAAAAAGAGCTATCTAAACAGCGCAAACAGGATACAGCAGAATACAAAGCGAATAAGGCAGAGATAGAGCGACTTACTATTTCCATTGCTGATAATAAAAAGAAGATTGATGAGCAAATAAAGTCTATGGATAACTCTAGGCTTACCATGGAGCAGTTGCGTAAGAAAGCGCAAGACCTTAAACTCACCATGAATAATATGAACCCCAACTCTGCTGATTTCAAAAGAGTACAGGGAGATTTGAAAGGTGTAGAATCTAGAATGCTAGAGTTGCGCAATGGAGCCAAAGCTTCTGGTACATCTATCTCTAGTCTTGCAGATAAGTTCAATCAGTATTCTGGGATTGCTACTGCTGTCATTGCTACGATGGCAGGTGTTGCGTTATCTGTGCAGGGAGTTATAGATTATAATAATAAACTTGTAGATGCACAGACTAAGGTTGGCAAAGCTACAGGAATGACCAATGAAGAAGTAAAGGAACTTACTAAATCATTCTCAGAGTTCAAGACCAGAACATCGAACATGGACCTACTAAAGATTGCCGAAGTAGGTGGTAAGTTAGGCGTACCAAAAGCAGAGATTAAAGCATTTACCCAAGAAGTAGACAAAGCATTTGTAGCATTAGGAGACAACTTCTCTGGCGGTGTAGAAGCAGTTGCCAATAAGTTAGGGAAGCTAAAAGGCATCTTCAAAGAAACCAAAGACCAAAACGTGGCAGATGCTATCAATGATATAGGTTCTGCACTTAATGAATTAGATAACCAAGGTACAGCCAGTGCAGAAAACGTTTCTGATTTTGCATTGAGAGTGGGTACGCTTCCTGAGAAATTAAAACCAAGCATTGCAGAAACACTAGGATTAGGTGCAGCATTTGAAGAAAGCGGATTGAATGCAGAACGTGCTTCTTCTGGTTACAATAAATTTGTGAGAGTTGCAGCAACTGAAACCAAGAAGTTTGCAGAAGTAATGCGTATCTCAGAAGAAGAAGTAAAGAAACTAATCAATCAAGATACTTTACAGTTCTTCTTAAAATTTGCAGAAGGAGCCAAAGGTTTAGATGCTACCGAAGTTTCTAAAATGCTGGAGTTCTTAAAACTTAATGATGCCGAAGTAATCTCCGTAATTGGTGCAGCTTCAGAAAGCACAGACCGTTTCCGTAAGTCTATCGAAACATCTAACCAAGCATTAGCAGAAGGAACTTCTTTACAGACAGAATTTAACCGTGTAAACACCAATACTGCTGCAATATTTGAGAAAGTTAAAAAATCTATTGTAGGTGCTTTTTCTTCTGAAACAATAGCTAAAGGTTTGAATATGATGATTAGCGCAGTTGCCAATCTTCTAGGCGTAGGCAATGAAGCAGAAAAGAAAACATCGCTATTCAGAAGAACACTATCAGATTTATTTGCAATAGTAGTGATAGGAGTTACAGCATTCGTGAGTGTAAGTACAGCAATTGCAGTTTACAATAATCTGATTAAAGATTCTATTGTAAAAAATATTGCATTAGATGTTATAGAAAAAGCTAGAAATGTAAGGTTAGCTTTAAGCACTACCTTACAAACCTTATGGAATGGTTCTATTGCAGCAGGTTCTTTCCTAATAGGTAAATTAACAGGATTACTAGGTTTCTCTACTGTTGCCACCAATTTACAGACTGCTGCTCAAACTAGATGGAACTTAGCTATGGCTGCAAATCCTATTGGAGCTGTCATTGCTTTGGTAACTGCATTAGCAGCTGCTACTTATTTGCTTTATAAGCGTAACCAAGAAGCTACCAAATCAAAGCGTGAGTTTAATGATGCAATGCTGGAAGGTAAGAAAAATGCAATTTCAGAAACTAATGCTCTAGACCAAGCCTATAAAAAATTAGTCAATAAAAACATTGAAGAAAAAGAAAGAATTAAAATACTAGATGATTTAAAATCTAAATATCCTGGTTATTTTGATAATCTAAAAACAGAAGATTTTCTAGTTGGTAAAGCGGCAGGAGCTTATAATAAATTAAAACAGGCAATTATAGATTCTGCTAAAGCAAAAGCCGCTCAAAATAAGATTGACCAAATCAGTCAAACTTACTTAGATGAAGAAGAAGCCATCAGAAAACGAATGGAGCAGGCTAATATAGATTATAGAAATGCTAAAGATGAGACAGTTTTTATCCAAGGAAGTGGAATGACTGGCGGTGGAACCTACCAAAAAGTAAGCAAATCAGAAAACCAAGCATCTGCCAAAGCAAGATTCCAAGCTGAAACTGAAAATTTGAAGAATTTATATAAACAAAGGAATAAAGATTTAGAACCATATACCAAAATAATTTCTAAAGGAGACCCGCTTTCTACATCTACTAATTCTACTACATCAGAATCTAATTATAAAACAGATTTTGGTAGTACTTCATCATCATCAAGCAAAAACACCACAGAGAATAAAGTTTCAGAATTTCAGAAGCTTCAAAACCGTATGCTTGATGAGATAGAAAAAGCCAACCAATTAGAAATAGACCTAGAAATTGATAAGCAAGAAACTCTTGCCAATTTAAAAAATGATTGGTATCAAAGAGAATTATTAGAAATTTTAGCAGCAGAAGACCGTAAGAAAGCAGAATTAGATAAGAAAAGAATTTCTGATGATGAGTTCACAAAATTAGATGAAATCATCGCCAAATCAAAAGGAGCCGAAAAAACAAAGTTTGAAGCTCTGAAAGAACAATGGATAGAAAATAATGCTTCACTAGATAAATTAAAACTTTTAGCTGCCGAAACTACCGCTTTCAAAATTGGTGCATTAAACCAAAAAGCACAACAGGAAGCCTTTAAAAAACAAGAAGAACAATTATCTAAAAATTTAGAAAATTATAAAAATCTAACCAATCAGGCACTTGCAGAAAACACTACTGTAGAACAGCAAAAGATGTTTCTTGCAAGTCTAGGTTATTCAGATGATTCTCTACGATTGATTAGAACATGGGAAGAAGGTAGGAAAGAAATAGAGAAATACTATCAGCAAAAAGCACTAGAAGACCAGGTTATTTTCTTACAGACTAAAATTGCGGAGTATAATGCAGTAATGGCAACAATGCCAATGTCATTCTCTCCAGAGCAATTAGACCAAATAGAAAAATATAAGCAAAAAATCACTGAACTTTTAGCAGAAATTCAGAAGCTTAAAAATGGTGAAAGTGGTAACAATAGCAAAGAAAAAGCAGATTTTTCTAGCTTAACAGGTGGTGGTTCTACAGATATTCTAGGGCTTAATGAAGACCAGTGGAAAGCGATGTTTACCAAAACTGATGACTTAGCTACCAATATTAAAAAAATTGGTTTAGCGGTACAAGTTGCACAACAAATGTATGCACAATTCTACTCTTTCCAACAGGCAAATATGCAGGCAGAATTACGCAGATACGAAGTAAATTCTGACCGTAAGAAAAGAAGATTAAAAGCAGAACTAGATGCTGGTTATATTAACCAAGAGACGTATAAGAAACTTACGCTTCAAGCAGATGAAGAACTAGACCGTAAGAAAGCAGAGATAGAGTACAAACAAGCAAAACGCCAACGTGATATGCAGATTGCTCAAACTATTGCAAATACCGCAATGGCCATTATGGGAATTTGGGCAGATTTTCCAAAGGCTGATTTTGGTATCACTGCAACTATCATGTCTGGTGTTGTGGGAGCATTAGGAGCTTTACAAGTAGCGACTATCATGCGCCAACCTTTGCCAGAAGTACCAGGAGCAGAAGACGGTTACTACCCTACCATTCGTCAGCAAGACGGCAAAATGTTCAATGCTCGTAGAAAATCTCTTAGAGCTGGTCTTTACTCGGAACCTACCGTTCTCGTAGGCGAAGGAAATAAAACAGAATTGGTAGTAGATTCTAAAACGCTCAAAAGAATTAACCCAACCATTCAGCAGGAATACATGAGAGAAATTCAGCGTGTGAAAGGTTATGAAACTGGCATGATTCCTAATAGCAATAATTCTTCAGATGAAATTCTTATAAAAGCCATGCAGGTAATGGAAAATGTAAACCAATCTCTGGAAACACTTAGCAAATTCGGAGTGATTGCTCGTTGGGAAAATCTCTACAAAGCAGTAGAACAAATAGAAGAAACCAAAGAAGAAAGAAACCGTATAATCGAAAAAAATAAAAGATAATGGCACTATCACTTAACATCGCTTCTCAAAGCCTAGAATACCAAATTGGCGGAACTACACCAACTGCCGAAAGTTTAGTTTTAAATTTTGGTGGTTTTATTTATGAACTTTATCCAGATTATACTAATCATAAACTTAAATATGTTATAAATTCAGGGCTTCAAGACTGGGTTACTCTATCAGGTACAGATGTACTCATAAATCAAGAGATTAACACTGCATCTGTTTCTGCTTCAGTAGATATTGATTTAGTTGATATTAATTTACTAAGCACAGGAAATTACGAAGCAGGGATTATATTTTATATTACTGGAGAAGATAATGAAGGAAATGAATTTATTTTAGAGACAATTACTCATTACATAAATATCACAGTAAAACCTAATACTTCAATCCTTCCAAACCAATATATCTACGAAATCCAGTATCTAAAAAGCACCAATACTTTTGCAGGAGATACAGTCATTTCTTTGCTCAATAATACTGCAGCAGAAAACTGTTCGGTACAGCTTACGCAATCTGCGCAGTATTTTGCCATTCAAGATGCTTCTTTTGCTACATCTACCAATATTATAGCAGGAGCAGACTTGGCGCAATTAGCAACAGTAACTAGCAATCCTTTAGGAATTCAAGCGGTTCTTAAAAACAGTGCAGGAAATACCATTGCAAATTTTGCTTTAAAAGTTTCTATTTTAGAAAATGATGACATCACCGCCAATATCAATGAACTGGAGTTCGAATTGGTAAAAAGTAAGTCAGAAACCAAATCAGCAACTTTCAATTTAGCCAATCCTAGCGGAAAAGCATTTACCATTACTGCGCCTAGTTTTCTTACCGTTTCGCCAAGTTCTGGAAGCAGTGGCGGTACAATTACTGTAAACACTGTAAATTCTTCTACACTTAACATTGGAGACTATTCTGGTGATATTGTCATTACGTTTGATGGGACTAAAACCATTACCATTCCAGTTTCGCTTTCAGTTATCAATTTTTTCAGCTCACAATTGAGCAGTGATTTTAATTTCTGTTTGGATAAAAAACTGATGAAATTCTATAAAATAGATGCAACAGGAGTTTTTGTTCGTGCAAATCTTACCATTACTTTTAAAACGCCTTTGGAAACCAAAACCGTAGAACGTTCTTACGTAGTACCTTATCTTGAAGGAAAAGCCGAAATGGATTTAGGAGCTATTCTGCAAACGTATTACTTAAAATACATCTACAATATTCTCGCAGAAGCTAATATTCCTAATTTTTTCAATGCTAAATTATGGTATCATCCAGTTACCGTTTCGGGGAATGTAGAAGAACTAGATGCAGATTATCAAGTAAAGAATTCTGAAGCTCTAAATAATCTAAAATTTTTCGCAGGGAAAAAACCATTGGCTTATCCTGTTCTCACCAATAATCTTATCAGACGAAGAAGCGCAGATTCTAAAGTCATTTTCTCCTACATCACTGGAGTTACAGATATTAATGATTTTGGTGCAGATTTCACCAATTACGCAGTGCTTCCAGAAAAAGTTGCTGCAGTACTCAAAACTGAAACTGCAGATCAACTTTTTACTTGGCCAACTGTAAAACAGTTCAATATTGGTGTAAATCCTATCAAGATTATCACCATGCCAAATAATAATCAGCATATCAATGTAGCTTTCTTTAATTCTAATTTAGTTCCAGATTGGCTTACGATTACTGGAGACTATAGAATTTATGATGATTATACGCATACCATTTCTAGAAATGTAATTTCGGGGAACGAAGAAAAATTCGATTCTGATAAAACCAAAGCTTTGAGTTTAAATTCAGGCTTCATTTTACGCACAGAAATAGATATTCTGGATGAATTGGCAGAAAGTAGAATGATTTTTCTAGAAATAGACGGAGAATATTACCGAGGAATTCTCACCACCAATAAGATTAACAAAAAAGACAGCACAGAAGAATTAATCTCTAGAGAATTAGAATTTTTAATCGTAAAAGCATGAAGACAATAGTATATTTACCCACTGCCAAATTAGACCTTAGCAAACAGAAATTTTCTATTCAAGAAAATAATGCTAAGGTTTCGGATTCTCAATTTACTAAAATTATATTTCCGTTTTCTCTGCCAATTTCAGAAGAAATTCTGAACAGTATCGGAGATATCGTTTCTCATACTGCCAAAGATGTAGAAACGGTAATAGATTGTAAACTGGAGCATGAAGGCAAAGTGTATGATGCCGTTTTCGAAATTTTAGGAAACGAAGGTCTTTATGCAGATGCTCAGATAGACTACGGTTTTGATGAACTTCCGAACTGGAATAAAAAATTGAGCGAATTACCGCTCGAAAATTTTAAGGTTCCAGATATACATACTTTTGCTACTTCTATCATTCCAAAGAAATATCCAGAAGTAAATTTTAATTTTCCTAGAATTTATAATAAAAAATATGATCCTACTACGGAAGTTTGGGATGCTTTTGACGGATTTCTGAACGATATGAAGCAAGATATGACAGAAATGCGCAGAAATTACATTGATGCAGGTGGTAATATTTTCAATGTAAACATCATTCATCCTATGCCATATATTCTATATGTGTTGAAAACAGGATTCAGAGATGCAGGTTTCGAACTGAAAGGAGATATTCTCACAGATGCAGATTTATACTACAGAACCATCTATTCTGGTACAGATTATTTCACCAGCAAACAGCAAAGAAGATTTGATTTTAATATCAAAGCATCTCAAGCAGATGAATTATTGTTAGAAAATGGTCCAGATGATTATGCCATCTATGAACGCCATATCACACTAGAGAAAACAGGAAGCTACAAAATTGCAGGGATGATAAAATTTTGGAAGGCTAAAAAAATGTTTGCCAATTATCAGATTTCGCTTAATGGTCAAAAACTTTGGCAAAAGCGAACTAATTCTAGCAAAGCAGATTATATGTTAGATATTCCTATCAATTTTGAATTTGCAGTAAACCAGGAGAACTCTGTACTTACATTTTTTGCCAAAAAACAATACCATGCAGATTGGGATTTTCAGTTGGCAGATTTACTCGTGACTTCATCTGTTTTAGAAGATATTTCTAATGCAGAACTTGGTGATGATAGCGGTTTGGTAACCAACTTAAATGAAGTAAATCTAAAAAATGCAGTTCCGGAAATTACTTTTGGCGATTTGGTCAATAAAATTTGTAATTGGTTTAATTATGCGATGATTCCAAGTGATAAAACCATCTACATGAAAAAGCTAACCAATGAAAAATTCTTTGAGCCGAAAGATTTCAGAAAATATGAAGCTCGAAAACCAAAGCGAGTAAACAAAAGAAACGTGAGTTATCTTTTGAAATTTCCAGAACTGGATAGAAAAGTAGATAATGTTTTTTATGATGCAAAAGGCTTCAAACTGAATGGCGAAGAAATTACCGATACAAAAGTGATTGAGATAGACGGTTATTGTCTTCCTGTGTACATGCCAAAGCCTAATTCACACAGTACAGCATGTGTAGAGACAGATTCTACCACCATGTTACAGTTAGTGTACTATGATGGCTTAAATGGCGGAACCAATAATGCTAAAAATCCAGCAGGTTCTCATTTTCCAGAATTATTTTATAAAAATTGGGAAAATTGGCTCAAACGCAGATTAGAATGCTATGAATATACTTGGAAATTTACCATACCAATAGAAGAAATGGCGAATTATAGTATCAATGACTACATCTATGCGTATGATAACATTCATTTGATAAAAACGCTCAATAAAGACAAAGTTTCTGAAACCACCTATGAAGTAGAAATTATCACAGAAACGATTAGATAAAAATAAAACCATCTTATTCCCGTAAGATGGTTTTTGTTTGATTTCTCCATTAATTATTATCAATGAAGATATATTCATATCATTATTCAAAAGTAAGAAATATTTAGAACATATCATCTAAAATATTTACGGTTTCTATGGCTTCATCTTCGGAGATGTGGGTGTAAATCATAGTAGTTTCCAGTTTACTGTGACCTAGAATTTTTTGCAGATAGACTACATCACCACCAGCTCGTATGTAAGAAGTGGCAAATGTATGTCTACCAATGTGCATAGAGATTTTTCGGTAAATTCCCAGATATTTGGCAATGTCTCTCAAATGTTTGTTAATCGTTTGCTCCTTATAGAACTTGTGAAACAACTGCGGATTATAGGTAATTATTTCTCTGGCTCTTTTAGAAATTTTCACAGGAATTTCGTTCCTCGTTTTCACCATCTTTATTCTGATAACCTCTTGGTTTAAATCAAGTCGTTTCAGATTCATAATATCAGAAACTCTCAATCCTGTAAAGCAGGAAACCAAAAAATAACCCAGAGAAATAGACCAATTATCTTTGCAGTAACCACTGTTAAAATAATTGAGCAGTTTTTTTACTTGTTCTACACTCAGAGAAGTTCTGTTCCCGGAACAAGAACCTGCAACCAAATCATCCAGATGAAACGAAAAAGCAATGCCTTTTTTTTGTGCAGCAATAAGGTGATATTTTATCACTTTAATATTAGAGTTGATGGTGCTTTTATTGTTGCCAATATTAGCGAGATGATTTCTATATTTTTTAAAAAAATCTAAATCAATCGCATTAAAAGGGAGTTTACCTTTGTAGTCTCTTAGTTTTTTACAGATAGAATTATGCTTTTTCTTGGTGTTTGGGTTTTCTATCAGCTCATTAATTCTATTCTGCATAAAGGAGATAAAATCATAACTTGGGGATTTACTGAAGAATTCAGTTAAGAAAGCATCAAGCGAAAGCATTTTATCAGACAGTTTAAAATAAGTCTGAATATCGATTGACTTAGCAATGATATTATCCAGAACCAAATTAAGATCATCATTTTTTTTGGTTCGTTGGGTTTTAGCGTTCCAATCTTTAGGATTTATAAAATATCCGGTTGGGATTCTTTTTCTCTCCTTATTAATTGTCACAGAAAATAAAATTTGTGTCTCACCAAAAGAGTTTTGGTAACCGTGCAGTAAAAATCTTGTTTTCATTGTAAAGAATGATTTTAGACGCACTTCTAGGTTAAATAGTTTCTCGTTCATAATTTTTGAAATAGTTATTAGAACAAGAATTGACACAGAGAAATAGGCTTGTGACAAAATTGTGTCACAGAATAGCATATAAAACAAAAAAGATAGTAATATTTATTGCTTTGTAATCAAGGAAATCCTTAATGGCGCAATTAATTACTATCTTTTTGTGGTTTCTCCAGGAATCGAACCAGGGACACACGGATTTTCAATCCGTTGCTCTACCAACTGAGCTAAGAAACCTTTTTTGTTTCATCACTGTGTTAAAGTGGTG